GTATCTGTTTACGAACTCCTCAGCGAACTTGTGGACGTTAATGTTAGCATCAACTCCGTTAGCCATTCCGTCAGATATGTACTCTAGCACAACAAGTTGGTTAGCAATTCCAGACGAGAAGTCTATAACACCGTTATTTACCCTAAAGGACGGTCCTGCGAACATATCTCTAGTGTCTGCACCGTATCTAGCACCGACGTTGTATCCGAAGTACCAGCAGTCGTCTATGAACCATCCCATACATCCGCAATATATTCCAGGTCCGTTGTACTGTGTCTGGTTAATTCTAGATAGGTCAAGGTTAGATGTACCAGTTAGAACGTTTCCATCTATATCGAACAACAAGTTCAGGTTGTTATCTTGTAAGTACCCTAACGCTGTATTAGCCATTCTATTCTCGTACAACGGTCTAAGCGTTCCTCCAACGTTAATTGAGATGCGTATGTAGTTCACGTAATCTGACGGAAGGATAAACTTTAAGTCGTCTCCAACCTCCAACTCGATAGAGTTAACTGGCTTTATCTTAGCGTCAAAGTTAAGCAACTTTATAGCCTCCTTAGCATAGAAAATAATCTCGTGTCTTCTGACGTTATTTATCTGCTTGTCGTTACCGACATACATTATCATAAAGTTGTTGACGATGTCCGCTAACGTTGTGTACTGATACGACCCATAGTTCTCTGGATCTGAGTAATACTGGTATGGAGTAATTGGCATCTGTTATTGTTTATCTTGTTTATCTTGAACCTCTTCAGATGATGCTGCCTGAGCAATTTCTGCCTCTCTAATTGATATCCCAGCGTACTGAAGTATCTTAACAACTAGCTTAGTTTCGTCCGCTATTGGTAACTCAAAGTCCTGGTAATCATTAGCTCCTTGATCAAACATTGGCGCACCATCTATAAGTCCTACCCACGTCCACTTAGGGTCAACTGGGGTTCTCAAGTAGTCTAGCGTTATGTCTGCAACTATAGTTGTAGGGTAAACCTTTATAGCGTTGTTATTTTGTGTGTATACTGGATACGCTGTAGTAGGACTAGTCATGTTAGACGTTAGTAAGTTCAAAATATTACTAGGAGCCTTGTCAACCTCTACTGAGTCGTTATATATTACTGTCTGTGTTAAATATAAATCAGACGGAAGCGTGAACACTGGTGCAGCATACGTAAGAACTAACGGCTCTGGTCTAAACATGTCTAGTACCTCCTCTGCCTTTCTAACTATGTTTGAGTATCCGATACCATTCAAGCGAGCGTTCTGCTTGTTCATGGCATTAGAGTAAGTGTATATGTAGTCCTCGAATATCTCCATCTGCGCTTGCTTGGCAAACAGATTGAACTCGAACGGAGTTATGTAACCTCTATTGTCCTTGCTGATGATAGATAGTACTGTATTTCTAACGCTGTCGATCATTGATTATAATTTATACAAAGATAATAAAAAAGGCACTACCGAAGCAGTGCCTTAAATAATCCTAATAGAATAGGGTTATGCGATTGCGATAGACGTAATCAATTGTTGCGTTGCTCCAACTAATGGTAAGTCAACAACAATAATAGCTGGACATGGTACAGCTTTAAAATCTTTATCTTGTGCTAAAGCATTAATTACAGCAGCATGAGATGCATAAGTTGCATCAGCAGTTGTAAATGTAATCGTAATTACATCAGCAGTAGCTACACCTCCTACAGCAGTAAGTACTACCGTTGCGTTTGATGGTGTTGTTACAAAATAATTTGCATCTGTAGGGATATAATCCTTTACTAATGATGTTGCTGCACCAATTGTGAATTCTAAAAATCTTGCCATTTTAAAATGTTTAATAGTTAATAACTGGTACAAAGGTACTAATTAATCTGCAAACATATTTTCAAGAATCTTAAAGAAGTCTAACCCCTCGTCAGAGTGTAACCAAGACGATAACGCATCAACTGGCTTCATTCCAAAAGGAACTGTAAGAATCTTCTTCTTGTTGTCAGCTAGGTTATAAAAAATATCCTTATCTCCTCTAATTGTAACTACCTTATCTTGTATTGCTCTAGACGCTAAGTTATTAAGTTCCATGTCTGGATCTCCAATAGCATCTAAGAACTCTGATGGATGGTCCTCTGCGTAGCGCATTAAATCATACTTAACCTCAGCAGTTGACATCTTGTCAACGTTTCCACGTAAGAACGTTCTTGCTAGTCCTAGCATAGTATTCAAGTCCAACTGTTTTGCAGCAATGATAGCGTCTGTACGAAGGTCTAACTCCTCCATTCTCACTTGAGCCTCAACCTCTGGGTCGTACTCAAAGAATGTTGCACCACCATTAGCTTCATTACCAGGATGAATAGCTAAAAAATCTTGTTTTGACTTGTCAGTCTTTGGTACGTTTAATATACCCTCTAAAAAAATTATTGGTTCAACGATAGCTGTATCGTCTTGTTCATCTAAAAATGGTGATGCATGGTTACGTGAGTAACGCATAGATCTATTTCTACCAGTCTCTGGGTCGTTGTATAGCAACCTGCTACGTCTTCCATCCTTAGATGCAATATACATGCTCAGTGGAGCCATGTCGTTTGACAACACATAGGTGCGGTCCTTTAGTTCAATTTGTTTTTTCATTATTATTAGATTAGAATTAAAAAAAACAGAGAGGAATATTTCTACTCCTCTCTGGTACTAAGTGTTATGCATTAAACATGAAGAAGTTTTGTGCACCAAGAGTACAAAGTGCTCTTTCAGATAAGTAATCTACAAACATAGCATCAAAAGAGTTATTAGAAGCTCCACCTGCTGAACCAGTCACCCAAGTCTTCAACTTTCTATTTTCTTTGTTAGCCATTCTGTAACGAACGTGTAAGAACGGACGAGTAGCATTTTGACCAAGAACTTGATCGTATACTGTAGTTGTTCCTGCTGGAACTAAAACTCCGTTAACTGAACCACCTACTAATCCACCACGCAATGTAGCATCATTCAAGTACTTCCAGTCAGACTTGTAGAAGTCATAAGATCCACGACGGAATCCAGTGAATCCTAAGTTCAAAGCCATGTCCTTGTCGTTATCAAACATACCGTAAGATGTTCCAGTAGCTGTAGATTGAGCACCTAACATGTCATCAACATCTAAAGAGAATGCACGATTAACAAACAATGTGTTCTCAGCGATAGAACCTTGACCGTCAAGACGCTCAACAATTGTATCAAAGTCACCCAATGTAGTTGGATTACCTCCAGCCCATACGTTTCCTCTTTCCTCAATTGCAGCAAATAAACCTTGAGAACCTGCTGTAACTGTACCAGCAATAGTATATCCACCAGTTGTAATAGAAGTCAATGCAGCTGAACCAGCTTCTGCTTCAATATGTTCAACAGACATCATCTCTAACTGATCGTCAAAACGTAGACGTGTTTCAGCTTCTGCTTTAACATACCACAAGAATCCGTTAGCACCATTTTCAGATGTAGCTTCAATCCAACCAATTTGAGACATATCAGATCCTGAAATCTCATAACGGTCCTTAATAATAACTGGCTTAACATCAAAGATTTTAGGCTCTGGTGTTAATGAACCCTGCATTCCGTCAGTTCCTTTTGCAAATTCAGATCCGTATACGAATGCTGTAATATCATTAGCTGTGTTATCTGTAATTGTTCCACCAGCTGCTGCATAATAAGCTACAGTAAATGTTAATCCAGATACAGCAGTTACAATTGCTTTGTCTGATTGAGCAGCAACATTAGAAGACAAGAATACTACTTGCCCAACTCTAAAGTTACACGCACTAATTCCAGCATCAGCTACTGTTAATACAGCTGTATCATTTCCACCACCATAAGCAATAGAACATGCTGCGTATTTAGTATGCAAACGTCCTTGTTCTGCCCACTTAATTAAGTCAGATGCAAAAGGAATTTCTGCTGTACCTACGTTACGTAAGAATCCAGTGATTGTACGGTTTCCGTATCCTTCGAACTCGTTCTTGTCAGTTTCTGGAAGATACTGATTCAAGTAATCAAATTCACTAATGTAATTTGTTTGAAGTGCTTGTTGCACTGAACTAGGAGTTAAATCCACTCCTGGAGATAAATTGATTGATCCTGCCATGTTTTCTAATTTTTAGCGTTTTGTTATTTTAAACTTGTTATTATTATTACCATCGTTTACAATCTTAAGCTGTAACCCAGAAGACTTAGATGAAGGAACTGATGCTCCTCTAACCATGTCTATGTTCTTTCCGTCCTTCTCAAAGTTTGTCACTGAATCGGACTTCCCTTTGTCATAGAAGAAGTTTGCGAACTTCTCTGGATCACCAGCTACAGTCATAGCTCTTTGGAACTTCTCCACGTCCTTAACATATCCGTTGTCGTCTAGGAATGAACCTATAAGATCTGTCAATGCAGTCTGTGCTTTAGCAGCGTTCATATCTGTTGGCTTATATACCACCTTGTCGTCACCTACTTTAAATCCGAAACCTTCGAAACTATCGGTAAACAACTCATTAGTTTTTTCAACAAAATAATTCGACTTCTTAAGTTGTTCCTCTTGCTCTGTTGCAACTCTGGTCTTATTTGCTTTGTATGACTCGTAATCATTTCTATCAGCCTCTGGTACTAGCGGTTCTCTTGACTCAAGAGATGTGCTGTATTGCTCCTTCTGCTCATTGAAGTGCTTCTTCGCCTTCTTTAGCTCTTGTTTTAGTGCTATCTTCTTTTCTTCAATCTCGTCTTCAGAGTCTAAGTCTTCGTCGTACCTGAACTTTCTCATTCGATACTCTACGTCCTCTTCGTCATCTCCGTTTTCTTTATAGAAGTCAGATAACAGTTTTGTTGGGTCTACCTTATCTAGGTCTCTATGTAAGTTCACAAAGTCTTCGATACCTCTACCCGTCTCTTTTTTATACTTGTTGAATGCAGCCACATCTTCAGACAACTCTTCAGAGGATACTCTCTCCTTGAATAAGTCATCGATAGTGTCTACCTCCTTATTGTATTTTGTTCTAATATGTGAAAGAACTGCGTCGTCATCTAACTCAACGACTGGAGCTACTTCAATTTTTTCTTCTGCTACTTCATCGGCAACTACTTCATCAGCAACTACCTCTTCAATAACCTCTTGTTCTTTTTCAGCGATAGACTTTTCTTCGTAGCCTACCTTCTTGAACGTTAATCCTTCCATTTATATTTGATTTAATTGTTACAAAATTAACTAAAAAAGTAATACCCCCATTTATCTAGGTTCAAACGACGACAAGTCAAAGTCTGATAGGTTGTCCTCGTTACTCTCAAAGTTCACTGGAGGAAGGTTGTTCTTGCGCTGGTCAATTAGTTTTGACTGAGCCGTAGCTTGAATATCAACCCTCTTATCCTTAGCCTCTTCCTTCTTGTCTTCTCTCCTTGTTAGGTTCTCAGTCTCGATACCTTTAAGCTGCATGTTATAGTCAAACTCTAACTGCATCAACTCCTTCTTACTAGCAACCTCTGCTGCTAGGGTCTGGATTGCAAAGTTCATCTCAGCCTCCTTGATAGCAATCTTAGACTGTGCCTCAATCTGTGCCGTCTGTTGCTTCTGCTCTGCGGCAGCTTGCTGTGACTGCATGTTGGTCTGCATCTGAATCTGAGACTGCATGTC